CTATTCTTGCCAATCCACCAGATTAAGGGCCATTGCCGGATCAACGCCCGCCGCCTTGGCCTCTGCTAGCGCCTTCACAAGCGCCGTGACGGTCCTTGCACGTCCGCCCGCGTCAAACGCCTGTAAGGGCCGCATAACGTCCAGCGTGACCGTGTTGCCCAGCTTGTCCGTGGCTTCCTCTGCCATGCCCTCAGCCATTGGCTGTAAGGTCCAGCTTGCAAGGTGGCGTTGCGCTTCCCTCACCATCGGCCCCGTGGTCGCTTTGTTGTTCAGACCGGGCAAGATGCCAAAGGCCGCGTTGATCTGGTCGCGGGCTTGATCCAGCGTCTTGTCCAGCAATGCTTTGGAAAGGTCAGGCGTTAAATCGTTTGCCCGCCAATCCTGCGCCGGGGCGGGTCCACCCGCCGCTTGCACCTGCACCGATTCACGCACCAGAACCTTGCCCCGTGATCCGCGAAAGCCCCGCGCAATGTCCGCAAGGTCGGTTTCCGGCGTCTCAGGCATTGGCACGATAGACGAACCCAACGGCGCGTCACCATAGACCTCAACAAGCGCCCGCTCGATGATTTCCAGCAGATCAGCCGACAAGCTGGACCGCTTCAAGGGTGCGGTGCCAAACCAAGGCTGTATTGCATCCGCTCCAATCCGAAAGTGTAACACCTCCCCCGCCAAAGCCGTGACAGACTTGCCGCCGCTAATGTCTGGCAAGGTCAGGCGGTAGGCCGTTGGACGGGAAAGCCGTGTGGACAAATCCCAATCTGACACCGGAATAAGCGCCTCATCCATGATGTAGAACAACGCCTCACCCCGCAAGGCCAGCATCCGGCCCGCGATTGCCAGCGCCCGCCGGGTCAGCAGGTCGGTGCCGGTCACGTCAGCAACGGAAAGGCCGTTTTCCCAGAGCGTGACCGCCCCCTGAACCGTGGCCGTCAATTCAGCCCGCCCGCTTGTGCCTGTGATGTAGGCCGTTCGGGCTTGGATCATTTGCGCGGTGTATCCGGTGCCGGATGTTGCCCGCGTTTCTGTTTTGCGTTTGAATGGCCACATTATTTCTGTCTCCGATATGGGCGCAGCATGTCAGCCGCCCCGCTATTTTGAAGCGCACGGGCCGCGTGGGCCGCGTTGCGCTGATAACTTTCTTGAATGGCCCCGCCCATATTCACGCTGTAGCTGGACACGCCCGCCCGGTCGGTATCGTCAGCCATGTATTCAGCAAGCCGCCGGAACGCCTCAGTGACGGCCTTAGGCGGTGTGCCGTCACCCACTTGCGCCGTGACCTTGAACACGCCGTCAGAGGGCAGACAGAGGCCCACGGGGCCGTCAGGCAAGGCCGTTAATACCCATGCGCCGCTTTCCCACTTCTCAGCCGTGTGAGACGCGATAGGCGACAGCGGGGGCGTCCAGTTCTCGCCCTCGCCACCCTCGACAGTCCACACCACTTCGCGGGCCGTGTAGCGGGTCCGGGTGTATGCCTCGATCCGTTCCCAAATTATCTCCGCGTCAATCCAAGACGCGGGGTCAGACAGCCCAGAGGGGCTTGCCGGATAGGTTGCCGGGGTCGCTTCATTTTCTTGCAATAGGTCCGTCATATTATGCCCTCCACCTTTCCCAATGCGCCCACGCGCTTGCAGGCTTCACCATTGGCACCGATACCAGCGGCCCCCAGTTGCGGGCCTCGATCTGCGCCGCCGGATACGCGGGTTTTGTAACCGCGCTAATCTCGATCAGGTCAGCAGATCGCACCACGCGCATGATGCCCGTGCCGGATCGCTTCACATAGTCGCCGCCTTGGGAAACCCGAAAGCCTGGACTAATCCCACCGACCAGCCCCGCCGCCAAAGTGCCAAGAAAGTCTTGGACATAGCCGACAGACCGCATTTCAGGCGCAAGCGTGGCCTCAAATGTCAGCGCGTCGTCGGTATCCTCAAGGGTCAGGGAACCCGCCCCACGGGATGCCAGCGGCTTGTTCATGTCGTGATGCACCAGCAAGTGAACGTCACCACCATCAGCGACAGACGCACCGAACGCCCGCGCTTCAAATACTTCCCGGCGCTTTTCCCGACCATCGCTAAGGACAGTCGGGATTGCGTAGGGAAAGCGGCCCCTGAGGACGGTTGATCCGTCCGCAGAGGTGCGGACTTCAAGCCCGCCTTTGGAACCGCCCCAGAGCATTACGCGGCCAATCCGGTCAGGATGCGCGTTTGCAAGCCACGCGGCGCGGTATAGTCCGCCGTGACAAGCCCAGTCAGCACAAGGGAACCTTGCCCCGCCTTAGTGAACGGGTCACGGATCAGATCCACCCCGCCGTAAAGGCCCAGATAACCGGGTGCGATGCCTTGCACATTGGCCGTCATAACCGCGCTGGCCGTTGGAATGACATTGCTGACAGCCGGGGTGCCTACATGCTTTGTCAGGCGGTCCCATTCACTGACAGCCGTGCCAGAGATAAGAGCCTCATCCAAGTCAGCCCAGATCGCCGGATTAAAGGCAAGATTGACCTGAGACGCGGACGTGATCGCGTTGGCTTCCATGAAGGCCACAACCTCAGCACGGAAAGCGGCCCATGTGGCGATTGCACCGATTGCGGTTGACGTGATGCCGTAGGTTGCCGCGCCGGGAATGATGCCCAGAGGTTGACCATCTGCGCCCGTGCCATTGATAACCACGCGGTCAAGTTCCGTGCCGATCACCGCGTTAAGGTCGCGCCGGATACTTTGTTCCAGACCTTCACCCGCCTGCTTAAGCGACTTGCGGCTGATAATCATCTGCGCCCCGCCCGTGTGGTCTGGCGACAAACTACGTTCGGTTGTCGCGTAAGGGTTTGCGGCCCCCACGTTGGCAAGTTCACCGTCAGCCCAGCCGAACACTGCGCCAGACGTGGCAACCGGGAACGCCAGCTCACCCCGCGCAATGCCGATCCGCTGGACGCCAAGCTGCGCCGCTACCGAGTTCGGGAAAATCCGGTCAATCGTCGGGCGGATCGCCTTGGGGTCAATTTGATCGCCTGATACGGTTTCACCCGCACGGGTTTCCAAAGCAGCGTAAGGAATTGGCGTTCCTTGGTAGCCACCGGATGCCCGCATTTCGTCCACAATCTCTTTCGTGGCCCCGTCAATCGCGGTGCCTTCGTCCAGAGAGCGGGCCACTTGGCGCAGTTCAAACTTGCCCATCATTTCGGCCCATTCGGAACCGGAACGGGTTTCAAGTTCGTCCTTTGCCGCGTCACGTTGCTCATCCTCAGAGATAAGCGCAGCGCGGTATTGGGCTTCCTTGGCACGATATTCCGTATCAAGTTCGCCCATTTTGCGCGTTTCGTCCTCAGACGGGGTTTCGATGTTTGCCAGTTCGGCAAGGTTCTGGCGAATTTCGGAACGTCTCAGTTCCAGCTTTTTAGATGTCAGCATTTGATTTCCTTTCATGCTCGACAGGGTTTCGCTGCATGTCGCGCAGCAGGTCGCGCCATTGCTGGCGCTTTGGGGTCAGGGGCTTATGCCCCACCTCAATTCGGGTTTTCCGCGTGTGACAGGCACCGCAGAGAATTTGTAAATTGGTCAGCGAGTAGGCCAGTTCGGGGTGCGTTCGGACGGGTTGAACGTGGTCACACTCAAGCCGCTTGTGGGTGCCACACTGGACGCAAGCCCAGCCGTCACGCTCAAGCGCCTGCATCCGCAAAGCCCGCCACCGGGGGCCGCGTGTGACCGCCTTGGAATGGCGGATATGTTCCTTGCGCCTAGACATAATCACGCGCCTGAATTTCATAGAAAAACAGCGTTCCGCCGGGGGCGTGTGGAACCACGCGAACAATGCCCAGATCGTTTGTGCCGATCTTGATCTTGTCCGTTGTTTCTGGCGTGATCGTCAGACCCTCGACAGAAACCAAAACCCGTTGATCGCCCACGTCCATCAAGCCAGCGGCAATAAATTCCTCATTCACAGTGAAGGTGGCGACAAACGCCGTGCAGGGATATGGCGTTGGCGGGTCAGGGTTTGGAACCAATCCGAACCCATCGTCTATAGGTGGCAGGGGCCGCAGTAGCGTTGCGGCTTGCCCATGTTTCTTAATCAGGCGCGATGCAGTTTGTGTCAGCCCCAT